AAATCTATCTCTACGGAACGCACCACCTATCCTGTCAGTGTTAGCTCTTACAGCTTCTACCTTAGTCTTAGATATACCACCAGCTAGTACCCCTACCGAAGCACCTGAAGTCTTACCTTGGTATTCTAGGTTCTCAGCTAATGTCCTGTAGTGCAGGGCTAGGTCTGAATAACTAGCTTTTAATGCACCACTTAGTTCTGTATCTACTTTACGAGAGTACTTAGAGGCTATCACTCTAGATGCCCAAGCCCCTGAGTAGTAAACATTGTTACCATTCTCAGCTAAAGAGAATTGAACCTCTTCGTCTTGAACTTGTTGGTCTACTGTGTCAGTGTCACCAATTAGTAACCTTACGACATTGAGACGACCTAAAGTCGTTGTTGTACTTAAATCTGTGGGGTCGTAACTCCAGCTCATAGGTCGTCTCCATTGTTATTATTATTCTCCGAGTGCTTGGTCTCTGAGTTCGTAGAAGATCTCTGTTACCCAGACATTACCATTGAGGAAGCGTCTGATTAGACCTCTTTGTTTACCGTCTATCTTAGACATCTTGCACTTCTTAGCTTCGAACTCATTCTTACTAGAGGTTCTATCCTTAACTTCTGAGTTAAGTAGTCCTACTAGAGTTGATAGCTGTTTGCTATTTAATTCAGATAGTCTGTCACCGACCTTATTCTGAACTTCTAATTCTTTGTTATGGTGTATGAAGTTAGTGACGTACAGACTAGATACTTTAATTTCATCTATTCCTCGTTCTAACCAATTAAAATGTTCTCCTGATTTCCAGTTCTTACCATCAGCGGAAACTGGTATCTTTATAAATACAGGCCAATCTACCTGCCAACCTAGATGTGTAGGGTGCATGTTACTCTCCATTATATGAATACTATTTATGTTATATTATTTTTAGTTGGGATATGCCCCCAATTAAGGGGACACTCCAGTATCTTATGTGTTTTAGTTCTTATTGAACGATAGCGTTAAAGAAGTAACCTAAGTCTGGTCCAACAACCTTCATGTCGTAAGACATCTTAACTTGGATATGCTCTGCAACTTGCTGACGCTTAAGAGCCTCATCAGAGAATGATTCTACAGTGATACCTAAGTTGTTCACTGAAGGAATGTTATTCCAAGCAAATGTCATACCAGCCGCTGGTGTCATAAGACCAGTTGACTTTGGTGTGTAAGCTAATAAAGCGTTTTTACCACCAATGAAAGCATTGGCTTCATCAGCCGCTATACCTTCAACTGCTGTATTCTTAACAGATTCCATTATATACAAGTTCTCTACACCAAAGATCTCAGCTAGTTTAGCGTCTACTATTAATGCTGGGTTATTGATTGTAGAACCACCGTTTAGTCTTGACAAGATGTCAGGGTGATTGATTAAGATGTCACGGACTTCTTTACCGATAATCATTGTGTTTGGCTTGTAACCACCAGACTTTAACTGCATTTGTCGTGCGGCAAGAGTTACGTTAGCGATTGGTGTTGAGTTAGTGTAGTCATTCCAGAATACTGGTACGTTACCAGATGCGTTAGTTGCACCAGATGCACCTGAAGACCAAACTCCATTAGCAAAGAATGTACTAGCAAAACGCTCTTCACGATCTATCAACAAACGCATCATTAGTGTCTCTGCACCAGCTTGACGTATGTTTAATACTTCATCTTCGTTAGCGATAGTTTGCTCATCGAAGTCCATACCTAGTCCAAATACATCTGCAAAATAGGCGTCATTGGAGATCTTCATACCAATGCGGTTTACTTCTGTACGAGGTGCTAATTTCTTAACATCTCCTGTGCGGTTCATGTTTGCGCGGTCATAGATGTAATACTTATCTGACTGACGAGCAACCCCAACTGTAGGGAAGACTTTATCCGCAATGAATAGGTCTTGTGTTTGTGCATAAGCTAAAGTCAAGTTAGACAATGGCTGATCTAGATGCACACTAGATGGTGTTAATAATGGCATATTTTATTCCTTTAATTACGATTAAGCCTTAGCATTTTCACTTAAGATCAATTCAATGGCGATAACTTGGTCAGTTACACCAGCTTCGTAAGCACGACCTACGATGATGTCAGTAGCAACCGCATCAACAGCTTTACCAGCGGCATCAATACCTACATCGCCAGCTATGGTTACAGTTCCGCCACATTTTACCATGACTTTACCTGAGTGAGTAACCGTACAAGCATTACCTGTTGCGGCTCCTACTTCGATTACTCCAACAGTGCCATCACCATTGCCGCATAATACAGCGTCAGCCGCCGCGTCTAGCTTAGCAAATAAGAATTGAGATCCGCTAAGGTCAGCCCCAGCGATTAGTGTTCGGTTGTCTCTACTTTGAGTTACAGCCATGTTTATTCCCCTTTATAGGTTTTGTTGATAAGTGATTTACCTTCGTCAGTCTTAGCTACTACAGCGTAAGCCTTAGCGTAATCACTTTTCTTGAGTTGGTTGTCGTCCATGTAGGACTTCACGATTGCATCTAGTTTATCTTGTGATGAGGCGAACTCACCGTCTACATCAGACTTACCAAATTCTTGCATAGAAGCCTCAAAAGCAGAATCAGCCGCTTTAAGTGCTACCATTATTTCTTCGCTCTCTGAGAACTTCTCTACTAGTGACTTAGCTACTGCTAGGTCAAAATGTGGTAGAGCTTCTTCAGCGCGTTTAGTTAGAGCTATGTCAGCTTTCTCAAATGCCGCAACTTCAAGTGCTTTTAACACTGGAGCAGGGATATCTGACTTAGAGATCATCTCACCTGAGACTTCTATCTTGTCATCAGACTTCTCTAAAGAAGCACTTTTATTTAGCTCCTCTATTTCAGCTTTAAGAGCCTCTACTTCAGCTTCTAAGGGGTTAACCTCTTCTGCTTTAGCTGTATCTTCTGCAACTTCAGGAGATCCATCTTGAGCTTTATCCATGTCGTATCCAAGGGCTTTCATAGCCTCATCTCGACCATAGCCTTTTTCTTTCATGTTTGCTTTTACTTTAGCTTCCATTTCTTCTGTCATTTTAGTAATATCCTCATTGGAATTGTCACGCTTAAAGAGGCTAACCATTGCCTGTGCATTGGCTGGACGATCCACTAGGGAAAGTTCTTCAAGGTGCAGTTTTGTTAGGAGACTAGGCAAGTTATAAATCCTCCTTGATTGCACGACCACCAATACTGAAGGCCGCAAGTTCTCCACTCTTAACCATAGCCCAGACATCATCATCGAATACTTTATATGCGACGATCCATCCTTCACGATTAGATTGGATACCGAGAGAATCACCTATTTCTTTAGTGATTGGGAGAGAATGAACTACTGTTCCTACTTGATCCCCTGTGTGCATAGCCTTGCCGACTCGCACATGCTCCATAAATTCATTAACGGCTGTAACTAATGTCTCAGCCTTGATAACATCCCCTTGACGATCTACTACAGCTTCACCATCTTCGGTTATTACTGATGCCCAACCATATACCATACGTTGTTCGTCGTCGGTCTTTAGGATCTTACCTTCTATGTTCTTTGTCATCTCGTTACTAAATCCTCTATCTTTTAGATCTAAATGCTCTTCGTAAGTATTTACCTTAACACCTTTACCCGTTTTAGGGTCATACATCATATGAGGTTTGAAGTCTTCTTCAGCTTTTGTTAGCGTACTAACTGAGCTACTACTCCACATACGACAAGACCAGTAACCAGCAGTCGTTTTATCCTTCTTGCTATCACAATTATGTCTAGCTCTGAAGTTGGCTCTAGCTTTTGGGTTGTCTCTTCGGATCTCCATGTTAGGATCTCCAAAAGCAACTCTCTTTACTTTGTCACCACTCTGTACGAATACCTCGAACTTCTTATTACCACCCTTTATTCGTCTGGGCTTGTTTAAGGTTACTTTCTCGCCTTGGTATTCAGCTTTATTGACTTCTATATCCATGTTAACCTCTAACTAATGTTTTTGATGTGCGGAATAAGCAGAGATGCATCCTGAACACCAGTATTAATAATATCTAGCCCCGTATCTAATGTCTGATCTAATACCGTACAGCCCTCAGCACTGTTATCAGTTACACTAGCAATACCTCTAATACCTATAGTACCGCCTGTGCATGTTGCGTCTATGACTACTCTACCAGAAGCAAAATCTAAGGTTATTGCACCAGACCCACTGTAGTTAATTAACTTTAATCCACCAGAGTAATTACGTAGAGCTAAGGAGTTTCCTCCGCCACCCATATCAATCGTGACTAACTGATCATCTTCTATACCAGCAGTGCCTGACCAACAATTAATGATGTTAGCTTGTGCTGAACCACCTACCGACACAGTGCCAGTCAATGAACACTCTTGTAATAAACCA